AGTTTCTGGATCCAACAGCCCACAATATGCTTTATCCGTACTAGAAAATGGAACACCGGTTGCAACTACTAGCCTGACCGTATCTTCAACAACAGGCGAACTTGGTAGTTTACCTTGGAATGCTGTTGGGTTGTCAAATGCTGACGGGTCTGGTGTTGAGGTTCGTATTTTACAAACTGGTGGTGGAACGGGAAGAGGTGCTAATCGAAGTTGGATTGAGATAGGGGCAATTGATTGGGTTGCTGATTATACGGTTCCTGTTGGTGGGGCAGCAGTGTCTCAAGCAATCTTCATCTGATAAATACTTAAAAATAGGTTGCAAGGATGGCACAACCCTCAACCCGTGTAGAGTTCACGGACTACTGCTTAAGGAAACTGGGAGCACCAGTATTAGAAATCAATGTTGACGACGATCAAGTTGATGACTTGATTGATGATGCTATTCAACTCTATCAAGAGTATCATTTTGATGGTGTCGAGAGAATGCTCCTTAAGCATAAAGTAACTTCCGACGATGTAGAAAGATTCCAAAGATCTAACTTTATCAATACAGTTGATGGAGAAGATGGAGCTGTAACATTTACGCTCACATCTACAGGGTTTGGTTATGATACTGGCGTAACAGAAAATGTTACTACGACAAATACAACCGGAACGGGAAGTGGTCTTACTCTTAACATCACAGCAAATGGAGCGGGTGCAATCACAGAAACTTTAATCACTGATTTCGGATCTGGTTATAGTGTAGGTGATGTATTAACTATCGGAACTAATGCTTCTGCTACGATTAGAATCGATTCTGTAGCAAGTGATTCTAGGTGGGAGAATAGAAGCAACTACATCCCCATCCCCGACCATGTGATTGGAATCTCCAAAGTATATGGCGTATCCTCGGGTCTATCTGATAATGAGATGTGGGGATTTGCTAACCAATATTTCTTGATGGATGTATTCTCAGTTAACTCTGGGTATACATTCTCTAACTTTGACATGTCTTACTACTATCAAATCAAGCAGTGGTTTGAAACTCTAGACATGGTTATCAACACTGGTAATCTAGTAGAGTATAGATTTAATAAAAAGCAAGACAGACTCTATCTAGATATTGACGTTGATAGAGTAAAAGAAGGTCAGTATATGTTGATTGATTGTTATCGAGCACTCAATCCTTCTGACTGGTCTCAGGTTTGGAATGATAGTTGGTTAAAGAGATATGCCCCTGCTCTCATTAAGAGACAATGGGGACAGAATATGATCAAGTTTAATAATGTTCAGTTGCCTGGCGGTATTACTATGAATGGTCGTCAGTTGTATGAGGATGCTGAGAAAGAAATCTCTATGTTGGAATCAAAACTACGTGATGAGTATCAACTTCCACCCCTAGACATGATCGGATAAGATGCCTACCAGTCACTATTTTCCACAGAACTATAAGAATAACAGCAGCGAACAGAACCTTTACCAGGATCTAGTTGACGAGCAGATTAAGCTGTTTGGCACAGATATCTATTACATCAATAGAAAAACTTACACTGAGAACTTTACCAACGATGTAATCTATTCCGAATATAAGGATAAGATTGTTATCGAAGCTATGCTACAGAACGTAGAAGGTTTTGGTGCTCAGTCTGAGTTTATTTCTAAGTTTGGATTGAGAGTTACTGACGAAGTAACTTTTACTATCTCTGCTAGAAGATGGGATGAGGAGTATACGAGACTTCTTAACATTAAAATAGACAACAGACCCAATGAGGGGGACCTTGTGTACTTCCCCTTGACAGGTGATCTATATGAGATCAAGTTTGTAGAAAGAGAAATGCCTTTCTATCAACTAGGTAAACTGTATTTCTATACAATGACATGTGAGATTGCTGAAATTGGTAATGATGACATCGAGACTGGTATACCGGAGATTGATAAGATTGAAGCAGAAAGAGATGCTTCTATTACTCTGTTCCTACAAGATGGTGGTACTGGTGACTACTATGACGGAGAAACTGTTGAGTACCACACTGTAGGGGCAGGTCCTACATATACACCAACCGGAATCTTTGCTGAGGTTGCTGAGTGGGATGCACCGGAACAAGCACTCAAACTTATCAACATGACAGGTGATTTTGATCCCGAGTATGCTGTACTGAAAGATAGCACCAACTTGTTCTCCTCTACTATCAAAACTGATGGTGTATGGATCATTGGACCACAGGATAATACTGTGTATATTGAAGATACAAACTCAGAATATGACGATAATAAATATATAGAAGACTCTGCTGATGACATTCTTGACTTCACTGAAGTGAATCCGTTTGGAGAGTATGGCAACCTTGACGATATAATCTAATGTTAGGCGCTCATTTTTATAACCAAGCAATCAAAAAAACAGTTGTTGGTTTTGGAACACTATTCAATAACTTAACCGTAGTGGATGTGGATCCTCAAGATCCCACTAACATTTTGGGAAAGCAGAAAGTCGGGTTAGCATATGCTCCGAAGGAAAAGTTCTTAACTAGATTAGAAGAGAACCCAGATCTTAGCAAGACCTCTATTACATTACCTCGAATGTATTTTGAGATGACTGGCGTCTCGTATGATTCTAGCAGAAAAACAAGTCCTATTCAAAAATACCAAACTGTTATTGCTGATAATGGCAACGAAGTAAAAGCTCAGTTTGTTCCTGTTCCTTATAATCTTGAGTTTGAGTTAGGTATTTTAGCACGAAACCAAGATGATGGTCTTCAACTATTAGAACAGATTCTTCCGTACTTTCAACCTCAGTTTAATATTACAATCAACTTCATTCCAGACATGGATGAAAAAAGAGATGTTGCTATTGTTTTAAACAGTGTTGACTACACCGATGAATGGGATGGAAACTTTAATCAAAGAAGATTTCTTACATGGACTCTAAGATTTACGGCAAAAACATATATCTACGGTCCCTTCAGCACTGCCGATATCATCAGAAAAGTTATTGTTTACGAACGTCAAGGTGAGATTAATGTTGCTGATAGATCTACTAAGTTGACATATACACCTAAAGCACTAACAGATACTACTAGTGATCCAGATGGTCCAAGCGCAGGAGCACCAGATGGTGTAATCGATGAGTTCGATGATGCTGCTCTCGGACCCGCTGATGACTTTGGATTTAGTGGCGAAGTTGAAAACTTTTTCTGATAAACCATGAAAGACTTTGAAAAGAATATGGAAGATCTCTTTGACATCGACATGGCCGGTGGGGAGATCGTTGAGACCGAGCAAGTTACCGAGCAAGTACCGGTCAAGTCAGAAGACGATCAAAAGAAAGATTATGAATATAGCAGAGGTCAACTCTATTCACTCATAGAGAAGGGCAGAGAGGCGCTAGACGGCGCTCTAGAGGTTGCTCAAGAGTCTGGACACCCTAGGGCATATGAAGTCGCTGTAAACGCCATGAAGCAGGTAGCAGACACCACCGACAAGCTTCTGGATCTACAGAAGAAGATGAATGACTTAAATGCTCCAACCAAGAAAGCAGGACCGACAACAGTAAACAATACAATGTTTGTTGGATCCACAGCAGATCTACAAAAAATGCTGAAGGATGCTGCTAAGAAGATGGACACAGATAAATAGTAAAAAACCTTAGAACAATGATCCTTCACCCACTTTCCCTACCAGTTGATATTGGTCTTCTCGCGGGACCTAATGATGTCGATGGCGCTTCTTTAGTATCTATCATCAACACAAACTCTGCCGTTGTTTACATTACCGTTAACGACGCTGTGCCTACTCGTATTGGTATTGCTGCCGGTGAGAGAGTTCTTTTAGAAAAAGATTATATAGTAACAATCGTAGCAAGCACGGCATCTAATGGAACTGGTGATCCCGCGGCAAATACAGTATTAGCAACTAAGGTAGCATACGCTGGGTAATGGCAAATTTTGTTTGGGATCAAAACTTCGAGCTCAATGTAGCCCGAGGAAAAATGAGGGGTGCTCGTAGCATTCATAAGTTTGGCGCTGTATCATCTCTATCTGGTAATACTACCGGAACTGTTTGGGATGTTAACGATCAACTATATCCATGGGGAGAGTTTGATGGTGGTGCTATTACTCTAACTATCGAATCAGATCCAGCAGACGCCGGAAAGAATATCCGTATTCTTGGATTAGATGCTGACTACAATGAGCAACTAGAAGACATTACATTAGATGGAACAGCAACACAAACATCTACTCTACAGTTTATAAGAGTGTACAGAGGGTTCTGTGAGCAGCAGTTAGCAGAAGATGTCAATATTCTGTCTCCTACTCCTACAATCGTAATGAGGATTACAGCAGAAGCAAACCAAACATTGATGGCAGTTTATACTATCCCTGCTGGATTAACTGGTTATCTTAGACAAGGAACTGCTACTGCTCAAGGTGGTGCTGAAGCAACTGGATTTATGAAAGTAAGGTTTGGTGGACAGGAAGCATTCAATGTGGGACACACATTTGAAGTTGTTGGTAATGGTGGTCAGTATTTCTATAAGTTTCCTTACTATGTAAAGATTCCAGAAAAATCTGATATTGATGTTATTGTAAGAGCGAGATCTAATAACGGTCGTTTCACGGCTGCATTTGATGTATTACTTTTAGTAGAGGCATAAATATGAAGTCGTTCAAACAACTCAGGAATGAGCTCAACGAATCAGCCTGGACCAGAAAAGAAGGACAAAATAAGTCCGGAGGACTTAACGAAAAAGGACGAAGGTCTTATGAAAAGGAGAATCCAGGATCAGACCTTAAAGCACCAAGCAAGAAGGTTGGAAATCCCAGGAGGGCATCCTTCTGCGCTCGAATGAAGGGCATGAAAAAGAAGCTTACCAGTAAGAAAACGTCACGGGATCCTGACAGCAGGATTAATAAATCATTAAGAGCGTGGAACTGCTAAGGATTACCGTATAAAATACTTGTAACCCGTAACTGGTAAAATGGATCTAAAAAAACTGTACGAGCGTGTCAAGCGTATGAAGGCAGATATGCTCATGGAAGAACCATGTTCACTATATGAACCAGGGTGGGAAGATGTGTCTAATAGCAGTGATGACTGGGAAGACTTCTGGCATAACGAAGAATCTTCTTAACCTTTCATTTATATTTGCTACACATATCTTAAGTAAGAACTGTAACATATTGATACAATAGTTCTAAATACATAATCATAAGGAGCTTCCCATGTCAGACAAAGAACTATCCGACCTGTCAGTGAGCCGAGCGGAATGCCCAAAGTGTGGTGCTGTTTGGATTAACGGACAACACTACTGGTCTGGCACAGGTAAGAAAGGAAACGAACTTGACCTTGCTGGTCTTGTTTGCAACAAGTTAGGAAACCATCAATGTATTAATCCAAAGCGTGGTTCTGATGGTGGAGATACTTGGGCAAAGCGTCTTAAAGATTTAGAAGATAATGGTCCTGAGATGGATAAGGACATGACAGATAAATAATATTAGGTGACTATTATGTAATGGCTTCTAAAGACGAAATCTATCTTGGTAATCCGCTGCTTAAAAAAGCAGGTGTCCAACAACAGTTTACCAAGAAACAAGTCGAAGAGTATGTGAGGTGTAGGGAAGATCCCGTATACTTCACCAAGAACTACGTCAAGATTGTTAACGTTGACGAAGGTCTTGTGCCATTTAAAATGTGGGACTTTCAGGAAGATCTGATTACAAAGTTCCACAAACATAGATTTAATATTGCTAAGTTACCACGACAGACTGGAAAGTCTACAACCGTGGTATCTTATCTTTTGCATTTTGTTCTGTTTAATGACAACGTTAACGTAGGTATTCTGGCAAACAAAGCGTCTACATCGAGAGACCTGCTGGGTAGACTACAGACAGCATATGAGAACTTACCCAAGTGGTTACAGCAAGGTGTGCTTGTGTGGAACAAAGGTAGCTTAGAACTGGAGAACGGTTCTAAGATCCTTGCTGCTTCCACCTCAGCATCTGCTGTTCGAGGCATGTCGTTCAACATCATCTTCTTGGACGAATTTGCTTTTGTTCCAAACCATGTTGCCGAAGACTTCTTCTCCTCTGTGTATCCTACTATTTCATCTGGTAAGACAACAAAGATTATTATTATCTCAACGCCTTACGGTATGAACCACTTCTATAAGATGTGGGTGGATGCTCAGAATGATCGTAATGAATATGTGTGGTCAGAAGTTCATTGGTCACAGGTGCCGGGAAGAGACGAGGCGTGGAAAGCACAGACTATTAAGAACACGTCTGAACGACAGTTCACTCAAGAATTTGAATGTGAGTTCTTGGGATCGGTTGACACTTTGATCGCTGCTTCTAAACTTAGAGCATTAGTTTTTGAAACACCGATTAGTCAAAATAAAGGACTAGACATTTATGAAAAACCAAACGAGAAATCTGAGTATCTTATTACTGCTGACGTTAGTAGGGGTATCGGCGGAGATTATAGTGCTTTCATTGTATTCGATATCACAACCGTTCCTTATCGGGTCGTGGCAAAGTATAGGAATAATGAGATAAAACCTATGCTATTCCCAAACATCATTAACGATGTAGCGAGGGCATATAACAATGCTTGGGTTCTATGTGAAGTTAATGATGTTGGAGACTCTGTTGCATCTATTCTAAACTTTGACCTTGAGTATCCTAACGTTCTTATGTGTGCCATGAGAGGACGAGCAGGACAGATTGTAGGTCAGGGATTCTCTGGCAACAAAACCCAGCTGGGTGTCAAGATGAGTATTACTGTGAAGAAGGTTGGTTGTGCTAACCTGAAGCAGATTGTAGAGGATGATAAGTTATTGTTCCGAGACTATGAGATCATCAACGAACTAACTACATTTATTCAGAAGAAACAATCCTTTGAAGCAGATGAAGGATTCCACGATGACCTTGTAATGTGTATGGTTATCTTTGCTTGGTTAGTTCAACAGGATTACTTTAAAGAGATGACTGACAATGATGTTCGTCAACGTATCTACGACGAGCAGAAGAATCAGATTGAGCAAGACATGGCACCATTTGGATTTATCTCTACAGGATTAGAGGGAGATGAAGGATTTGTAGCGGATGGATCTATCTGGGAATACGGACAAACACAGGAAGAAATGTCATACATGTGGGATTGGAGATAATGGATTTAGAAGATAAGTTTTCATTAGACCATTTAATTTTCCAAGAACGTGTTTGTAGAGTTTGTGGAGAAACAAAGAGTTTAATGGATGACTTCTATCTCACACGTAAAGACAGAGGAACAGTAGCAGCAGCTTACTCCTATGAATGTAAACAATGCTGTATTTACAGAGTATCCAATGCCAGAAAATCTGAGTCTGTAAGGTGGGAGTATCCAGACTGGTAGTTCACGTCATGTTTCCCCAGTCAAAACATACGAAATAATAAATATTTTCAGATTCACATGGATACCCCGAGGATTTACACATGGCAAGCCTAATCTCGCCTGGTATTTTATTAAGAGAACGTGACATTACAACGGCGACAATCGTAGGTGCTCAGGCGCTTACTGGTGCTATTGCTACTACCTTTGCTAAAGGTGAGGTAGGAGTTATCACCGAAATCGATTCACAGAGAGCACTACTAGATACATTCGGTCTTCCCGTAGAAGGAAATGCCGAAGATTGGTTAGTTGCTTCTGAGTTTTTAAACTACGGTGGAAGACTTACCGTAGTTAGAGCAGACACAGATGTTGCAACAGCTGCTACTAATGATGTTGATCAAAGCTATAAAATCAATACCCAAGCAGACTTCGTAGGTCAGACGATCTCCGAACTATTCCTTGCTAGAACTCCTGGTAAGTGGGGTAACTCCGCTCAGGTAATCGTTGCTGACCGCGGTGCTGATGTTTATGTAGAGTTTGGTTCTGCTCCACTAGATGCTGATCTAAACCCACTCGCTGCTGGCGATCGTGTTACCTTCAGCAACGGATCTTCTGGATACGTTCTAACGTATGAAGCATCCATGACCGAATGGAAAGCTGCTATCGTCCTTGACGCTGGTGCTGCTGAACCTTCGGTTGGAGATGCTCTACAGTCTGACGGTGAAGATCCTATCGATA